CTAGTAATATCACCAGTTGTTGATGCCGCCCAGCTAATGTCGGTCCCATCGGAAGTTAGAACAGTGCCGTCCGCGCCTTGTCCCAATACAGCCGTTACACCACTCGCATTTCCATACAGAATAGATCCACGGTCAAGGGCGTCTAGTAGGTTTATTTCAGCCGCAGTAGATGTCACTCCGTCAAGAATATTTAATTCTGCTGTAGTAACAGTTGCTCCATCTAATATCTCTAACTCAGCTTCGTCAACAACGGCAGACCCAATTGTAAAACCACCAGCCGTAACGACTCCTGTGGTAGTTATAGTTGAGCTACCCGTATCAATTGTTCCAAATCCAGACGTTATAGACCCACTGTTCAATGCGCCTGTAGTAACAATACTGCTACCACCAGCAATAGGACTATACAAAGAGCCAAGGGCTGTCCCACCAAGTGTAATTGCATCTGCTTCAAGCGTTCCGTCTATATCCGCATCGCCAGAAATATCAAGAGAAACTGCATCTAGTTCACCTGTAATAGTAGCATTCCCAGAAGTGTCTAATGTCATTTTAGCAACATAAGACCCACTAGTGTAGTTCTCCCAAGTGCGAGTGCCACCATCAGCAACACTTATCTTCCACTTATCCGCATTGTCCTCTCCGGCATCTGCTATATGGTAAAGATCAGAAGCAGCGCCAGAAGCACTTTGAATAGTAAGAGTTTGAACGCTGGCACCAAGGCCAGAAGTTCCACCCGTTAAAAACTCTGGCACACTACCAAAAGAAAAAGCAACGCGACCAGTTGACGCATGGACTACCGTGACAGTGCCAACAACTTGTATATACTGACCGCCCGTTGGACGAGTCTTCGTCCAGCCACCAGCAGTAGTATCTAAGTAAACCAAGTCACCCACTGCGGTAGAAGAAGTGTCAACGCCACTTAGCTCATAAAAAACAGCAACAGTGCCATCTGCTCCATTAGCTGTAGTCGCAATAAGAATACCTTGAGAGAAGTAATTACTCCCTGCGGTAGCATGAGAAATAGCCTTGGCTACTGTTGGATAATTAGTAGTGCCATCAGAATAAGTGCCGCTAAAATAAACAAGGGTGCCAGCAGACAGCGATCCACCAGTTGCATTCCTTACTTTAATACGCACTGCGTCTATATTGGCATTTGTGCGAATATTAGAAGGGAGCAGTCCATTCTCTTGTATATTTGAAGAATCTAATCCAGTAGTATTTAAAAGAGTCTGCACTTCCCCAAATGGAGTAGATACATGATTCCAATCGTGAGGCTTGCCGTTTGCTCCAGAAAGCGTAAGTGATAAAAGTGGCATTATCGTCTATCCTCCACATACCCAAGTAAAGACCATGAATTGACTTGAAAGTCTCCTTTTATATTTCCATTATCGTAGATTTCCAAATCAAATTTCCTTCCCAATGTTCCCATTAAACCACGTTGATTTACAAACTCACCAGCATTCCAAAGCTTTCCATTGCCCCAAGACCCACTGGAACCATCCGATCCCCACTTTGCCAAGTTCCCCGTAAGGTCTATTTCCACCTCAGAAAACCTTGCACCGCCATCTGCGATAGCCCTAGCATAAAGCTTGCTGTCACCGACTAGTGTTGCACGGAAATAAGCAGATCTTAGGCTTTTTTCATTTTGTCGAACACGGTCTTCCATCCCGTCATAACCATCTCTGCGGATATAAAAAGGAATACCATAATCTGTTCCTTCTATAGAGTCATCGTCTTGAGAAACAGAATCCATCTCATATACCCACCCATTCTTAGCGCATAAGCACCGCAAGACACCAGCTGTATTTGGAGCATTGCTGTCGGGGTGAATACGAGCACTAAAAATAGTAGAAACAGGCAAGTTTTTATTTTCGTTGTCTCTTATTCTCCAGTAAGGATACTCAGCTTTGCCCATTGCGAATCCTAAAGCAGAGGTCAAGCTGAGACAGAGAAGCATATCATTTTGACTATTTGCTCCACTTGTTGAGAAGGTAGTTTTTTTTGTTACAGCAAAACGAACCTCATCAAACTCTGGAACATACGTTCCTACAACATCATCAAAGCGATCTATTGCCATTGCTGGCAATCCTTGGTATTCAATTCCCCTACTCGACTTTGCCAAAGGAGAAGACAAGTCAAGCAAAGTAGGTAGGCCATTGTCCTTTTGATAAAGCATCATAGGTCCATCCGTAGACCAAAAGAATGCTACATTGCGGCCCGTTTGACCTTGAACGGCAGGGATAGAAACAAAGCTTGACTGGCAAGAAGGCCCAATAAGAGTTGAGATGTGATCATTATCCCAATCGTAAGGAGAAGCTGTTCCCAAGTAAAAAGAGCGAGTAAATGTTCTACCGCCGACAATTAGGAAAGAGCCAAGTGTCCCAATAGAAGTTATCTTCTCTCCATGAGCGCCAGTAACATCAACAGATAACGCCGCATCCCAATCTCCAGAGTCGCGGATGCCAGAAGGAAAGAAGGTAAAAGGATAATTAGCATTGCCAGCAAGTATAAGACGGTTTGCATAAACGCATCCTATGCTACTTGGGTTAGAATAAGTGCTTTCACCGGGAGTAGCCCAAGTGCTTCCCGTCCAAGTTTGCAGGGTTGTCCCATCAATAACGTGTAGCTTATTAGCGAACATAAGAAGGTTTACCCTCTTATCATTCGCTATAGTCCTAGACTGCGCTGTCCACGTACTGTTAGATGTATTAAAATAATACAAGTCGGCATTTGATGCGCCCTCTTGAACGATGCAAAGCTTTTGACTTCCATCGTTAAAGTGAGCATCAAACCCAGCCAATGTATCTAAAGAATCTGAGCCAATGCGCGAAACGGCAATGTGCTTTACGCCTTTGTCTTTTGTTACCGCGCCTCTATTAAACAGATGTCCGTTTCTAAGCACACGATAACGCCGCACACTCTCAGAGGCATCTTGTCGGATACCATCAAAGACCGCATCTTCCTCCCAAATAAACTGCCCATCCCGTTCAATCACTTTGCGCTCTTTTTAGGCCTCCCCCTTTTTTTCGGAGGAGATTTAGAGGTTGAAATAGCAATCGGTATCTTAATCTCTACTCTAGGCTGTTCGTTTTTATTTGACCGACCGTTATTTTGAATATCCCACATTTCATACATATTCATACTCAATAACTGCCCTGTCTACGCTTTTGAGACTGACGAGACCCACCACTCAGCTTAGTGCGACGTTTCTTTTCTGCCGCTCGTTTCTTTTTTAATCTATCTGCCTTTGGATCGGGATCGGATTTCCAAGGGGAAGGGGTAGAACTATAATCCCGATTTTTTTGAAAAGGGTCGTGCAAGTCATCAATGCGCTTTCTGCCCTTTTCAAGACGGTGCTGCTTTTCTTCTTTAGTTGAACGAGCTTGTTTTTGAGCTTTTGGTTGCTGCCTAAAAGTAGATTCAGCCCTAGCCGCTTGAGGCTTGCTAGATGCCTTGCCTTTAAGATGTCTTTGCGCTTCGTCTAATTTCCCCATAATATTCGCTCCTTTAAAGCGAGCCACTAAGTGCGTCAAAAAGTTTAGGTTGCTTTGTTAAAGCTTCTTTTTCCCAACTAGCTCTTTCTTCCGAGCTAAGACCCTTAAGAAACTGCATAAGTTTCTCATTGTCTTTAAAATTATGCTGGTTATTAGTCTCAGCATAATGAGGCGCTTGATGAAGTCGATGATTTTTATCTAAAAATGGAAGACCGTGTTCGGCAGAAAACCACGGACTATCATCACCTTCAAACGTCCGATTATCTGATTCTTTTAGTTTGTTTCGAATTAAATCTGCTATAAATGGGCTAATGCGCAATTCACCATCTGGTGCATCATACTTCTTCTTTTTAATATTTCTTTCTGCTAGCCGCCATAAAGCTTTTCCTATTTTTCCCTGCTTATCATATGCAGCTTGACGTTTTCCTTTTCCCACATTTAACATTTTTTCGTAAGGAGTATCTGGGCGAGAAAAAACATCTCGCGTAATCGGCGGTCTGCCACCTTGCTTTCCACTTTTTGGAACACTGCCAGCCCCTTTAGATGCAAGCTTTGCTAATAATTTAATTAATCTTAGGTTCATTACTACCTAG